ATGAGCCTGACCCTGCGCCCTTACCAGAGCGCCGCCATCAACGGCATCTACAACTACTTCGCAAGCGAGACCGGCAACCCGCTGATCGTCATCCCGACGGCTGGCGGCAAGTCTCTGGTCATGGCCACTTTCATAGAGGGTGTGCTGAAGGCTTACCCCGACCAGCGCATCCTGGTGGTCACCCACGTGCGTGAACTGATCCAGCAGAACCATGCGGAGCTCATGCGGCTGTGGACCGACGCCCCCGCGGGCATCTATTCCGCAGGCTTGAAGCAGCGCGACCTGAGGTCCCCGATCCTGTTCGCGGGGATCCAGTCCATCCACAAGCACGTCTACGACGTGCAGCAGTGCGACCTGGTGCTGATCGACGAGGCCCACCTCATCCCGCGCTCAAGCAACACCATGTACCGGCGCTTCCTCGACGGCCTCAAACGCCTGAACCCGGACATGAAGGTCATCGGCCTGACGGCCACGCCGTACCGACTGGACTCCGGGCTGCTGCATGAGGGCAAGGACACGATCTTTAGCGACGTGGCCTTCGAGGCCTCGGTGCGCGAACTGATCGACGACGGCTACCTGGCGCCGGTGATCTCCAAGCCCATGGCCACGCAGATCGATGTCACCGGGGTCGGCACACGCGCCGGGGAGTTCATCGCCAAGGAACTGGAGGCGGCGGTGGACAAGGACTCCATCACTCAGGCGGCCGTGGACGAGATCGTCACCTTTGGTGAAGACCGCAAGAGTTGGCTGGTGTTCTGCGCGGGGGTGGACCACGCCCACCACGTGCGCGACGCCATCCGCGCGCGTGGGGTGACCTGCGACACCATCGTCGGCGACACCCCCAGCGCGCAGCGCGAGGCCCTGATCAACGACTTCAAGGCCGGCCGCATCCGCTGCCTGACCAACGCCAACGTCCTGACCACGGGCTTCAACGCTCCGGGCGTGGACTTGATCGCCATGCTGCGGCCCACCAAGTCGGCCGGCCTCTACGTTCAGATCGTCGGCCGTGGCTGCCGGCTGGCGCCGGGCAAGGAGGACTGCCTGGTGCTGGACTTCGCCGGCAACATCGCCCGCCACGGTCCCATCGACGCCATCAAGCCCAAGCGCCCCAAGGCGGGCGAGGATGGGGAGGCGCCGACCAAGGTCTGCCCGGAGTGCAATAGCGTGGTGCATGCCGCCGTGCGCGAGTGCCCGGATTGCGGCCACCTGTTCCCGCCGCCCCAGGTCCACCTGGACGCGCAGGCCAGCACGCTGGACGTGCTGTCGTCAGGCAAGTCGCAGTGGTTGCCGGTCACCGGCGTGAACTACGCGCGCCACGACAAGCCCGGCAAGCCGCCGTCGCTTCGCGTGGACTACCTCACCGGGCTGTGCAGCCACAGCGAGTGGGTTTGCTTCGAGCATCCTGGTTACGCCCGCCAGAAGGCGGTGTCCTGGTGGGCCCGGCGCGCCCCTGGCTTGCCCGTTCCGCAGCGCGTGGACGAGGCCCTGGCGCTGCGCACGCGGCTCAAGCCGCCGGCTGAGATCGCCGTGCGGCCCAGTGGCCGGTTCACGGAAGTCGTCGCAGCGCGGTTCTAAGTGCTGTGCGCCATCTGCCGGCGCGACGCCCGTGGCTTCGGGTTCGCGCCGGTCCTCATTGGCGTTGATGCACCCAGCGTGAAGCTGTGCTCGATGCGTTGCATGGACTTGGCCCGGAGGCTCAAAGGGATGATCGATCCGAACAAACACGAAGAGGCAGCGCTGGAGGCAGCCGCGCAGGCCGGAGGGGTCTATGTCGAGCTCACCGGCAAGACGGACCTGGTGGCCTGGACAGCGGAGGAATGGGGGCGTCTGGTCGACGTCATCGTCACCGAGTTCCAGGATGTGCTGCGCCGGGCCTATGCCGACGACCCCCCGTTTTGAAGGCGGCCATGACCCACACCAACTACATGGCCCAATTGGGCGCCACTCTCATTGACCAGGGCTTTGCGATCCTGCCGATCCAGCCCAACACGAAGAAGCCCGGACGCTTCCGCCGCGGGGCGTGGCACGACTACCCTGAGTGGAGCCGTCACTGCCAGCGCGACACCACCGACCACGAGATCGACCTGTGGGCCAACTGGCCCGGTGCCGGGGTGGGGGTGGCCGCAGGCCGGGTGATCGGCATCGACATCGATGTCGACTTCTCCGCCGAGGTTGCTCTGCGCATCGAGGGGCTAGCCAAGCAACTGCTGGGCGATACCCCGGCGGTGCGGATCGGCAACGCCCCCAAGCGGCTGCTGGTGTACAGGGCCGCGGAACCCTTCGCGGGCTTCAAGTACCCACCCATTGAGGTGCTGGGCCTGGGCCAGCAGTTCATCGCCTACGGGCTTCACCCCGACACCGGCAAGCCCTACGAGTGGCCGGTGTCCACGCTGGCCGATCTCCAGATCGACGAGTTGCCCGAGATCACGGAGGACCAGGCCCGCGAGTTCGCCCGCCAGGCCTACGAGCTGGTGCCGCCTGAGCATCGGCCGAAGTCGCTGGGAGTGGGCCTGCAGGCGGCCGTGCCCGCAGCCCCCTCGGGGCAGCAGCGGGGGACGCTGGAGGCCATCACCCAGGCCCTGCCGCACATCGTCAACGCCGACCTCGACTACGACAGCTGGGTGCGCCTGGGCATGGCGCTCAAGGGCGCGCTGGGCGAGGAGGGCTGGCCGCTTTTCGAGGCGTGGTCGGCCAGCTCGGCAAAGAACGAACCCAAGACCACGGCCAAGGCCTGGCGCAGCTTCAAGCCGACGACGATCGGCGCTGGCACGGTCTACCGGCTAGCGCTGGACGCCGGCTGGGAGCCGCCCCCGGAGCTTCAACTGAACGGCGAGATCGTGATGAACGGGCACCATCCGGCGCGCGAGATGCTGCAGGCGCTGCAGTCAGCGAACCCGATCAGCGTGTTGCCGGCGCCCGTACCGATGCAGGCACCGCAGGCGTCTGCCACCACACCCCCAGCGCTTCCGCCTCCCAAGCCGCTGCCTGCGGGTTGGGACCAGGTGGGCGGGGTGATCGCCGACATGATGGTGCTGATGGCGGCCACGGCCAAGCGTCCGCAGCCGGTGCTGGCCCTGGGCGCGAGCCTGTGCGCCGTCGGGGCGCTCATGGGCCGTAAGTACCGCACCGAGAGCAACACCCGCTCGAACCTCTACGTGGTGGGCATCGCCGAGAGCGGCGCCGGCAAGAACCACAGCCGAATCGTCATCAACGAGCTCTTCCGCAAGGCCGGGCTGCTGCAGTACCTGGGCGGCAACAAGATCGCGTCGGGCTCAGGCCTGCTGACCGCCATCCAGCGTCAGCCAGCGATCCTGTTCCAGCTCGACGAGTTCGGCATGTTCCTGTCGGCCGCTGCCGACCGCAAGAGATCGCCGCGGTACGTCTGCGAGATCCTGGACCTGATGACTGAGCTCTACACGACCTCGGGCACCACCTACTTCGGTGTGGAGTACGCCAGCAGCCAGCACAACGACGCCCACCGGGCCATCCACCAGCCGTGTGCGTGCATCTACGGCACCACCACGCCGCTGCACTTTTGGCAGGCCCTGCAGGCCTCAAACGTGGCCGATGGGTCCCTGGCGCGCTTCCTGATCATGGAGAGCGAGGACGACTTCCCCGACAGCAACGAGGCCTTCGGCGTCATCGATCCGCCGCAGGACCTGATCGACCGGCTGATCCTGATCCATCAGGGCGGTGGCAAGCTCAACGGCAACCTGACCGATGTGGGCGCCCTTGATGAGGTGCTGGTCGATCCGCGGGTGGTGCCGATGACGCCGGCCGCACGCGCCGCCTTCCGGGCGCTGGATCAGGAACTGGTGGGCAAGTTGCGCACATCCCGCGGCACCGGCTTCTCATCCATCCTGGCGCGCATCGAGGAGAACGCGACCAAGCTCGCGCTGATCCGTGCGGTGTCGCGCGACCCGGTGGATCCACAGATCGAGGACCATGACGCCCGCTGGGGGATCATGCTCTCCCGCCACTGCGCTGAGCTCACCATCCGTGAGGCCTCAGCCCGGGTGTCCGAGAACCTGGTCGAGCAGCAGCACAAGCGGGCGCTGCAGATCCTGCGCGATGCCGGTGCTGCCGGCATGTCCAAGAGCGACTTCACCCGGCGCACGCAGTTCATGGACCACCGCCAGCGAGACGGC